TGACTCAGACGTCACTCAACGAAATGCGAATGGACAAACTCGCTCTGGATTATATAGCTTGTTTATACCTATGGAGTGGAATTACGAAGGATACATTGATTCTTATGGATTACCTGTCTTCGATACGCCGAAGAAGCCAAAGCAAGGACCTCAGGGTGAAACAATTGATTTAGGCGTAATAGAATATTGGAACAACGAGGTTGAAGGTCTTAAGCAAGATCAAGATGCTTTAAATGAATTTTATAGACAGTTTCCGCGAACTACCAAGCATGCTTTTAGAGATGAATCAAAAGAATCTTTATTTAATCTAACTAAAATTTATGAACAGATAGATTTTAATGAAGATCTTAAAAATTCTATAAATATTACAAAAGGTAATTTTATGTGGCGTGATGGCATTCAAGACACTCAGGTTTTATTTATGCCAAACACTAGCGGTAGATTTTTAATAACTTGGGTTCCACCAGTTAACATGCAAAATGCAGTGATAACAAAAGGAGGTATTAAATATCCTTTAAATGAAAACTTAGGAGCATTTGGTTGTGACCCTTACGACATATCAGGTACTGTAGATAAAAGAGGATCAAAAGGATCTTTACATGGTCTTACTAAGTTTTCAATGACAGACACGCCGCCTAATCATTTTTTCTTAGAATACATAGCTAGACCTCAAACGGCTGAAATATTTTTTGAAGACGTATTAATGGCTTGTGTTTTTTACGGTATGCCAATACTAGCAGAAAATAATAAGCCTAGACTTTTGTATCATTTTAAAAGAAGAGGTTATAGAGGCTTTTCAATGAATAGGCCTGATAGAAAAAGAAACAAACTTTCTATAACAGAAAGAGAGTTAGGTGGTATACCTAATTCTAGTGAAGATATTAAACAAGCTCATGCTGCCGCTATTGAATCTTATATAGAAGATTTTGTTGGTTTAAAAGAAACTGGACACGGCGATGTTTATTTTCAAAGAACATTAGAAGATTGGGCAAAGTTTAATATAAATAATAGAACAAAACACGATGCTTCTATAAGTTCTGGATTAGCGTTAATGGCATGTAATAAGCATAGATACGCTCCCAGTGCGCCTCGTAAATTAGAACCTGTTGATTTAGGTATAAAAAAATACGACAACAAAGGAGTTACATCAAAAATAATAAGTTAAATGGGTATATACACCAATACTAGAAGTGCATTTCCTAGCCAAGTAGTTAGTGATCAAGAAAAAGCTAGCATTGAATACGGTAAGCAAGTGGCGCAAGCTATAGAAGGAGAATGGTTTTCACAAGGTAGAACAACAGGAAATAGGTATTTAACTAATTGGAATAATTTTAATCAATTAAGACTTTACGCTAGAGGCGAGCAAAGTGTTCAAAAATATAAAGATGAATTATCTATCAATGGTGATTTGTCTTATCTTAATTTAGACTGGACGCCTGTTCCTATTTTGTCTAAGTTTGTAGATATAGTTGTAAATGGTATATCTCAGAAATCTTACGACGTAAAAGCTTACGCTCAAGATCCTGAATCTGTTAGAAAAAGAACCAACTACGCGACCAAGCTATATGAAGATATGATATCTAAAGATTATCTTTTAAACTTAGAGCAAACTTTAGGAATAGATGCTTTTCAGTCTCCAAGCAAAGATGTAATACCTGAAAATCCAGAAGATCTAGAACTGCATATGCAGTTAAGTTATAAGCAGTCTATAGAAATAGCTCAAGAAGAAGCTATATCATCCGTAATGGCTCAAAATAAATACGATCTTACTAGAAGAAGATTAAACATGGATTTAGCTGTTTGTGGCATAGCAGCTGTTAAAACTGATTTTAATACTGCTAATGGAGTTACTATTGATTATGTAGATCCAGCTTACATGGTTTATTCTTATACTGAAGATCCAAATTTTGAAGACATATACTATGTTGGAGAAGTTAAATCTTTAACAATACCAGAGTTAAAAAAAGAGTTTCCAGGTATACCTGAAGACGAATTAAAAAGAATTCAAAATACACCAGGTAATAAATCATACATAACTGGTTATGGTAATTATGACAATAATACCGTTCAAGTTCTTTACTTTGATTATAAAACATATCACAATCAAGTTTTTAAAATAAAACAAACTGATCAAGGGCTAATGAAAGCTATTGAAAAGCCTGATACTTTTAATCCACCTGAAAACGATATGTTTGAAAGAGTTTCTAGATCTATTGAGGTATTATATAGCGGTGCAAAAGTATTAGGAACTAATATCATGCTAAACTGGGAATTGTCTAAGAATATGACTAGACCTTATGCTGATACTACTAAGGTTAAAATGAACTACGCTATTTGTGCGCCTAGAATATATAAAGGTAGAATAGAGTCATTAGTGAGTAGATGTACTGGTTTCGCGGACATGATACAGTTGACTCATTTAAAACTGCAACAAGTAATATCTCGCATGGTACCTGACGGTGTTTATTTAGACATGGACGGGCTTGCCGAGGTAGACTTAGGTAATGGTACTAATTATAATCCAGCCGAGGCGTTAAACATGTATTTTCAAACTGGTTCTGTTGTGGGTAGATCACTCACTCAAGACGGTGAAATGAATGCTGGTAAAGTTCCAGTTCAAGAATTGCAAAGCGGAAGCGGTAACGCTAAAATAGCTAGTTTAATTCAAACGTATCAATACTACTTACAAATGATACGTGATGTAACAGGACTTAATGAAGCTAGAGACGGTAGTTTGCCTGATCGCAACACGCTGGTTGGATTACAAAAACTAGCTGCTAATGCTTCTAATACAGCTACTAAACACATATTGCAATCTAGCTTATATTTAACTCTTAGAATATCAGAGAACGTGGCTCTTAGAGTTGCAGATGCTTTAGAATTTCCTCTTACAAAAAGTTCTTTACAAAATTCTATATCAACTTACAATATTAAAACATTAGAAGAAATAGTAAATTTAAATCTTCATGATTTTGGTATATTTTTAGAATTAGAACCTGATGAAGAAGAGCAGGCTCAGTTAGAGCAAAACATACAAGCCGCTATACAGCAAGGCAGTATTAACCTTGAAGACGCTATAGATCTTAGACAAATTAAAAATCTTAAACTTGCTAATCAAATGCTTAAAGTTAAGCGTAAACAAAAGCAAAAAGAAGATATGCAGATTCAGCAAGCCAACATAGCCGCTCAAGGTCAAGCTCAAGCTGACACGGCTGAAAAAACAGCAATGGCAGAAGTGCAAAAACAAGAAGCTGTTACTAACACCAAAGTCCAATTTGAACAATCTAAAAATCAAATGGAAATAGAAAGAATGCAGATTCAAAGCGAATTAGAAATGCAAAAAATGCAAAGAAGGTTTGAGTTTGATCTTCAATTAAAGCAGATGGATATGCAAGCTATTGGTGAAAAAGAAAAAATGATTGAAGATAGAAAAGACAAGCGTATAAAAATGGAAGGTACGCAACAAAGTGAAATGATTACACAAAGAAACGTAGATGGACCTCCAATTGATTTTGAACAAAATTTAGAGGTTGACATGAACGCCTTTATGTAGTTTTAATTATTTAATTATATTATATTATGTCAGAAGTAAAAACAAATGAACCTGTTAAACAGGAAGGTGAGTTTAAATTAAAAACAAAAAATAAAACACCTAAAAAATTTAACGAAACAAAAAATAACATTACTAAAGTAAATGTTAATCCTAAAGAACCTTTGATTGAACTAGAGCCAGAGGTTAAAAAAGTAATAATTCCAAAACAAGAAAAAGATGCCATTCAAATCGGAGAAACAAAGGAGGTATCTGTGGAAAAACCATCCGGAGATAGCGCAACGATGGGAGAACCTGTACAAGAGTCCAACGAGACTACTGAAGGGTTTTCTCCGATCCAAGAAGTAACTGAAGCCGAAGTTAAACAAGTTGAAGCTGAAGTTAAAGAAGCTATAAGAGATGAAAAAATATTAGGCAAACCATTGCCAGAAAATATTGAAAAGCTAGTTTCATTTATGGAAGATACTGGTGGGACAATAGAAGATTACACTCGTCTAAATGCTGATTACAGCAATGTTGACGATAAAACTCTTATTAAAGAGTATTACAAAAAAAATAAACCTTATTTAGATTCTGAAGATCTTGATCTTTTGTTAGAAGATTTTGACTATGATGAAGATTTAGATGAAGACAAGGATATACGCAAAAAGAAACTTGCGTTTAAAGAAGAAGTTGCAAAAGCCAAAAACTTTTTAGAAGAAACTAAGAGTAAATATTACGACGAGATCAAGTTGAGACCGGGCGTTACTCAGGAACAACAAAAAGCTATGGATTTTTTCAATAGATATAACAAGGAGCAAGAACAAGCTGAGCAACAGCATCAACTGTTTAAAGATAATACAAAAAAGCTTTTTAGCGATGATTTCAAAGGTTTTGATATCAATGTTGGTGAAAAGAAATATAAGTATAACATTCAAAACAAAGATAAAGTTGCAGAAAGCCAGTCTAATATAACAAACCTCGTTGGGAAGTTCCTAGACGAAAATGGTAATGTTCAAGACGTTAATGGTTATCACAAGGCTATGTATGCTGCTGAAAATGTAGATAAGATTGCCGCTCATTTTTATGAGCAAGGAAAAGCAGACGCTGTAAAGGAAGTTGTAAACAAATCAAAAAACTTGAGTGACACTAAAGCTAGGACTTCTCAGGGAGATGTGTTTTTAAATGGGTTTAAAGTTAAAGCAATTTCAGGTGCTGATTCTACAAAATTAAAGATAAAAACAAGAAAATTTAACTAAAAAAATTAAACAATTATGAGTTTAACTCCTCAATTTGGGACTATTATCCCATCGCAAAAACAGCAAGCGCTTGACACGAACTTTTTGAAGTTTGACGAAGGTGACAATGATTTTGCGCAACAATACTTACCAGAGATTTATGAGCAAGAAGTAGAGCGCTATGGAAACCGTACATTATCTGGATTTTTAAGAATGGTTGGCGCTGAAATGCCAATGACATCTGATCAAGTTATCTGGTCTGAGCAAAACCGCTTGCATATTGCATATAATGATGTAGCTGCAAACCTTGGTACTGCTACACACTTAGACTTAACAGGTGTAAACGGAACTACTGTAGTTAACGTTATTTCTATTAATGATACAATCGTTATCATGGATGTAGTTAGTGGAACAGAAGCTAAAGGTATCGTAACTGATGTACCAACTATTAATGGTGGTAGTTTAGCTGATGCTGGACATATTGCTGTTCAACTTTACACTGGTTCTGATGTACAGACTGTATTTGCTTCATCTACAACTTTGAAAATCTTTGTATATGGATCTGACTACACTAAAGGAACTAGCATGGTTTCTGGAGGTGCTGGTAATTCAGCTACTAGAGTATCTGTAACTCCTCAGTTTACACAATTTTCTAACTCACCAGTTATTATTCGTAACCAATACGTGATTAGTGGTTCTGATATGGCTCAAATCGGTTGGGTTGAAGTTGCTACTGAAGACGGTGCATCTGGATACTTATGGTATTTAAAAGCTGAATCTGAAACTCGTTTACGTTTTGAAGATTACTTAGAAATGTCATTAGTAGAAGGTGAATTAAATACTAACGCTGGCGCTGGAGACTATCAAGCTAGTAAATTGCCTGGTACTCAAGGTTTATTTGCTGCTATTGAAGATCGTGGAAATGTTCAAGCAGGATTTACAGCCTCTGCCGGTTTAGGTGATTTTGATGCTATTTTGAAAAACTTAGACACTCAGGGAGCTATTGAAGAGAACATGCTTTTCTTACAAAGACAAACAGCTCTTGACTTTGATGACATGCTAGCTGCAATTTCATATGGATCACAAGGCGGTACAGCTTTTGGATTATTTGAAAACTCAGAAGAAATGGCATTGAATCTAGGTTTCAGTGGTTTCCGTAGAGGATCTTATGATTTCTACAAAACTGATTGGAAATACTTAAATGACGCTTCAACTCGAGGTGCTATTTCTGGTGTTAATTCAATTGAAGGTGTATTAGTACCAGCTGGAACTTCTACAGTTTATGACCAAGTTTTAGGAACTAATATCCGTAGACCTTTCTTGCATGTACGATACAGAGCTTCACAAAGCGATGATCGACGCATGAAGTCTTGGTTGACTGGTTCTGCTGGTGGTGCATTTACATCTACTTTAGATGCTATGGAAGTAAACTTCCTATCTGAAAGATGTTTAGTAACACAAGCTGCTAACAACTTTGTATTATTC